AAAACAACATCAATTCACTTAAAGAACTCGTTGATAAGCACGTTGAAGCGACTGTCAATGAACGTTTAAAGGGAAGTGAACCAAAAGCAGGTGGTCAAGCTGCCGCTAAAAGCACACTAGCACAAGCGCTAGGTATTAAATAATAAGGAGATTATAAAGTATGGCAATTAACTATGTAACAAAAAATGAGGGTGTATTTGACCAAGCGATTAACCAAGGGCTTGTGACATCAGCATTGGGTGTCCCAGAAGTAACACTCGTCAATGGCGGTAAATCATTCACGTTGACAACTATTTCAACATCTGGATTAAAGGCACATGGTCGCGGCAAGGGATTCAATGCAGGATCAGTAGCAAACGACAAGACGGTCTACACAATGGGTCAAGACCGAGATATCGAATTCTATGTTGACCGTCAAGACGTTGATGAAACTAACCAAGATTTGGCTGTCGCTAACGTTTCTAAGGTGTTCATCGAAGAACAAGTGCATCCAGAAATTGATGCCTATCGGTTCGCAACTTTGGCTAAGGGAGCTGGTACATCAGTGACTGAAACATTGACTGTTGATGATGTTTATTCACGCATTAAGGCTGCGTTGTTGCCTGTACGTAAGTATGGCGCACAAAACATTGTTGGTTTCGTGTCAAGCGAAGTTATGGATATGTTGGAACGTTCAAAGGAATTCACACGTTCAATTACTAACCAAAACGTTGGGATGACGGCCTTGGAATCACGCGTGACATCATTAGATGGCGTTCAATTGGTTGAAGTTTGGGACGATTCACGTTTCAAGGATGCGTTCGACTTTACAGACGGCTACAAGCCAAAAACCGGTGCTAATGACATCAATTTCTTGTTGGTTGTTAAGCCGGCAGTTATCCCTGTTGTTAAGGAAAATGCGGTCTACATGTTCGCACCCGGCGAAGTTGGGCAAGGCGATGGTTATTTGTACCAAAACCGCTTGTATCACGACTTGTTCATCTTGAAGAACAAGAAAGACGGCGTTTCGGTATCAATCAAAGGCGCAGGAGCCTAACGCCTAACGACACAAGCGATACTTGTCGGATAGGGTGAGAGGCCTATTAAGGAGGACGCATGGCAGATGACAATTTAACAAAAGTAAAACTGTTGCTGTCTATTAGTGACGAATTGCAAGACGCATTAATCGGCTTATTGCTTGAAGATAGTGAAGCGCGCCTGTTGAGTTACATCAACCAAGACGGCGCAGGACTAGCGACATATCCCCAAGAAATATCATGGTTGCTGCGTGAAGTTGCGATCAGGCGTTTCAACCGGATCGGAGATGAGGGCAAGAAGTCGTCTAGTGAAAGCGATGTTACGGCCACGTGGTCTGATGATGATGCAGCTGACTACGCGGTGTATCTCAAGCGTTATCGCAACAAAAAAGGCGGTGGCGGGATTGCGAGGTTCGTATGAGATACAGCGATCGTGTAAAAATTATGACCACTGTTGTGACGAAGGGGCCATTGGGCGATGTAAAAACACCAGTGACGTCTAACTGGTTACCTTGCCGCATCACGGGCGTTAATCAAACTACTAGTGTTAACGTGCTTGGTAAATACGACAGCAAGGCCGTTGTCGTTCATTTCAAAAGCAACGTTGGCAAGATTGACTACGTGTTAATTGACGGCGTTAAACGGCTACCTATGCCGATTAAAAACGCAAGGGGCAACACAGTAGTTGTTGTCGGGGGTGCTTAATATGTCGAAGATGACGGTGAGGTTTGATGGCGCTGACGAATTGGTGCGGAAGTTCCAAAGTCAACCAGCGATTATTCAGCGCGAGGCTGGCAACATCATTTTGAATACTGCATTACGGGTTGAAGCAAGAGCCAAGCAACTAGCACCGGTAGATACAGGGTATTTAAAGCAGCATATCAAAGCCGAAAAGACGGGCACGTTAAGTGCTGACGTTGATTCTAGTGCTAACTATTCGATTTATCTCGAAATGGGCACTCGTAAGATGGCACCGCATGCGTTCATGCGGCCGGCTTTGAAACAAGAGGAGGTGTTCTTTTTCCAAAAGCTTCAAAATCTTCTGAAAGGAGGGCTTAGATGACACAATATGCACCAATGCCGCAGCTGTTAATTGATATTTACGCCAAATTGGGCACAGGGACTATCCCTGTGTACAACGCGCTACCAGAATCAGATGTGATGGAGCCGTTTATTGTTCTCGGCCCTCATATTGATGATGATCAATTATCAGCACGCAATGGTTTAGAGACACTGACAACAGATTTACAAGTCGATTTGTTTTATTCAACAGACGACAGACTGGCGCTTGAAACGGACATCTACACCGTCAAGCGACTGATTAAACAAGCAACAGACCGAATCACGCGAGTGACGTCGCAAATTCTGACTGATAATTCAATCGGCCGTGACGTTTACCACGTGATTTTTACTATCACAGCATACATCTAGGAGGAATTATGACAGTAGATACAGTTAAAGGCACAGCAACGCTTGCCAAGAAAGTTTGGTATTTTATTCAATCAACATCAGCAGCATTAGGCAGTTCAGCCGTATTGCCTGCTATGCAAACAGAAGGCTCAGTAAGTATTGAAGGGGATTCAATTGATGAACAAACAAAGTTCGGGCGAATCGTTATGCCGTCAACAAATTCTGATTCTATTGAATTGACGACATATGTTGTCCCAGAAGACAAGGCTATTGAAATTATCACACAAGCCAAGCACAAGGGCGACCAAGTCAAGGTTTGGCGTGTTGTTGTTGATAAGCGCTATGCGACAACTACTGGTACAGCACCAGACATAAAGCAAGTATTTCCAGCCATGTTTGGCTACGCGGTTGTAGACAGTGTTTCGCTAGACGATGGCGACAAGTTGATCACAGCTAAGTACAAGTTGAACATCATCGACAAGTTGAAAGAAGGTCAATTTGTGTTGACTGACACAGAAATTGCAACGCTTGATGCGATTTATGACTACGAAAACCCAGGCGACAAGACCGGTAACTTTGGTGAAGATACGCCAACCGCTTAAGAGCTTCGGCTCTCTACATAAAAAGGAGATTAACTCATGGAAGTAACAGTAAACAATACAACAAAGACATTAAAGTTCAATTTCAAGGCATTGTTCAATGCTAACAAGGAATACAGCACACATGATGTTGACGGAAATAATCTTGGTGACGGTGCAACAAACTTATTCACACGTCTACTAACAGGCGATACAGCTGTAATTGTTGATATTATCAAAGTGGCTGGTGGTTTTAGTAAGGTTTCTGATGACGATTTATTCGATGCTGTTGATCAACTTACAGAAGACGGTTCGAACATTGATGGTGCCCTATCTGAATTGAAAGATGAGTTGAAAAACAGCGGTTTTTTCTTGAAGTCAATCAAGGCACAGAGAGACGCAGTAACAGAAGCGTTGCCAATGCTAAAAGCGAAGGAACAAACAGACGAAGTCAAGCAACAAGTCATGGCAATCGAACGTATTCTGAAATTGCTGAACGAAAATCTTTAATAGAACTAATTGCTCGCTTCGGTATCTATGATATCGAGTGGGCTTTTTCTTTATACAAATGGGAGCTTGACGCAATTATCAAAGGTAGACAACTTGCACAGATTGATGAAAATGAACGTTTAGCTGTACTAGCTTCACAGATTGGTTACTTCGTGAACGCTGAAAAACCA